CATGTGGTACTTGGAGGACTATTTGTAAAGTCTTAACCATCAAGCCATAACGCTAACCCATCTTTTACAATCCCATTTTTAAAAGGATTAACTAACACATTTCTGCCTTTACGTCTGTTAGCTAGTTTACCTAAGTTTTTAAATCTTATAATATCTGAATAACTCACTTATAACACCACCCAAGCCGAACCATTCCATATATAACCTAGTTTTGTATCTGTCTCATAGAACGTACTGCCTGTGGTTGCGATAGGTTTAGTATCTGTGCTAACACCTATATAATCTTTTGGATATAATATTTCTTGTACCATATTAAAACCTCCTTAAATATATCCTGCTTCTGTGAGTATTTCTGCAACATTCTCGGGAATTTCTATAGACTTACCTTTTTCTATTGACCATACATAACCATTTATAACTACTGGAACTACTAAATCCTGTTTATTAAGTGGATCTATTGGAATACGTATTCTTACTTTGACTTGCTTATTAACTTCTGCGCCTGTTGCTTTCGCCATATTGTCTAATTCTTTGTCTGTAAACTTCGGTGTTTCTTTTTTAATTTCAGCCATTGTTATCATCCTTTCATAAGAAAAACCCCTTGCAATTATTTACAAGAGGTTTGTTAATTTAATATAAGTTAGTTGCTTACTGCGCGCTCAATTCTAATTAAAGCTAATTCATTAATCATTTTAGCAGTAAAGAGACACTTCCAACCGCAAGTAGATATTTGATCTAATGGATCGCTAGTTCCTGCACTTCCTGCTGCTTTTATAATAGATTCAGGTTTTCCACTTCCTTCAATATCGATAAGACCGTAAGCATCCTTTGCAATTATAAGAGTTGCGTGAATGTTTATTCCTGCTGCTCCAAGTCCTGTGAATATTTTGTTATTAGAAGTTCTTACGAATTTAACACCGTAAAGCTTTCCTAATTCTCCTTTAAGTAGTTGCTCTTTGTTTTGATATTTAGCAACATCAACCCACATAGGATCAGCCATTAAATCATATTCTGCATCCGCTCCAAGTATTCCTACGAATGAGCCATCTTGCACAACCTTTGCATTGTTTCTTCTGAGTGTTCTAACTGCCTTTTTAATCTCTGTACCTGTTAATACATCAGCACTAGTAGTAAGTACTCTTGAAGCCTTACCGCCTGCGTACTGTACGTTAGTTCCTGCACATATAATGTCACGATTAATAGTATCAATTGTGAGTGCTGCCTGTTCTGAGTTTAATGAAACTGCTTCTGTTAATACTGGATCAATAGCTATAACATCAATTTTGTCTGATAACTGTAAAAAATCACCATATTGTGCTACAGTTGCAGTAATACTAGACATAGTCATTGCGTTACCACCTGGCGTAACACCTTCACTCAAGGGAGTTAAAGCCACTGCTAAAGAGTTGAACTTACGGAAGTTGATTGTGTCACCCTCATGCTTTGGTGCAGGACGTTTCTGTCCATAATCTGCATATACAAGCTCTGGAAGCATCCTTTCAAGTAATACCCTATCATAAAATACCTTATTTTCTCCCGATAATATTGCTAGTGTTTGAGTAGTTGCCATTATTAATCACTCCTAAATTTTTATTCGTTCGCCTCTAAGTGAACGTTCGATAAGTTTGTTAAAGTCTGCGGTTGGCATGCTAGAGTAATCTGACTTTTCAGCCTGGTCTCCATTTAATGCTCCTGGACTTGCTGCTGCATTTTGTTGTAAACTTCTTAATGTTTTCTGTTCTGCGATTGTAGCTGAATTTTTGTTTGCATACATTGCATAAGCATATTTCAAAGATATACCGTTATTAATCGAATCCATGAATACCGAATCAGGTATTTTACTGTCTTTGCTTTCCGGAAACTCTGCGAATAACTCTTCAACTTCTGAATTAATTCTTGCTGATTCCTTTTGTTGTGAGATAACCTCGTTAGCTTGTTTAACTAAAGGATTATCATTTATTAGTTGGTTTATAATATCTGGATCAACACCAGCTTCTTTATACTGTTGTGCTTGTGCTTCTGCTTGCTCGTCAGCTTCTTGTTTTGCAATTGCTTGATTATATTCAGCTTCGGTGTGAACATTATTAGATTCACCATAAAGACTGTTATAATGATCGTCTATTCTCTTTTGTGCATTAGTTTCGCTCTCTCTGCGTATACTCGCATACTTTGCGTTGTCTTCTGCGGATTGAACCGGCTTATCTTCTACTATAGGAGTTGTGACGTCTCCTGTGTCCGCATTTACGGTCTCGTTAGTAGTTTCAATAGCTTGCTCAGTTTGTACAGGTTCAGCGACTTCCTGTGTTGTTTCGCTTTGATTAATATCTTCCATAATTAAATCCTTTCTAATCAAGTTTTTCACGCTATCTCAAGCGAATTTAAAAACAAATAATAGAATAGTTTAACGTCTTTTCGGACAATAAAAATAACACCTACATTTGAGGTGCTTGTTGTTGATCCTGTGGTGCTTGGTTAGGTTGTTGAGCCTTTTGTCCTTGTAATTGCATCATTACTTGTTGTTGTTCCTCTGGTGGTAACTGTGCTATGCTAGCCTGTTCTTCTGGTGTGAGTTCTATGTTTCCCTGTTGTGCTTCTTGCTGCTTGATTTCCTTAATTAACTTCTCTTTGAAAGGTATTACGCTCTCTGGTGCATGTTCTAAATATTGTAGGAACGTAATTCTCTGTGAGTCCAAGAACTTATCTAAACTACTCATGGTTAAACTCTCTGAATAGTCCGTACTTGCTCCTATTGATATATCAAGCTTTAAACTAATATCCTTGAAGTCTGAACCTCTAAACATTTGCGGAGTCTCGTTCCCATCTTCATCTTTTATATTAATAACTCTTTGAGTATTATAATTAATTGTCCAGAACTCCATTTGAATATGTCCTATTTCCTCTTGTGTTCTCCTAAACCTTTTCTTTATTTCATTTAATGGTACTGCACTTGCTTTTTGTAGCATCATAATTGCGGTTGCGTTCATAGCACTTGATTTAGTGAGTTCACCTGTGCTTGTTTCCGTACTGCCTGCATGCGTCTTAGTAGCAGATAATAAAAAGTCCGTCAACTCTTGCCCTTTGCTTGATTGGTTAGGTGGTTGCAAATACTGTGCGCCCCACTCTTGCCCTTCTTCACACATTAATGGAGTTGCAGGGTCATTGTTAAAGTTTTTGATTATACCTTTTCTAATCATTAACTTTGGCATACCTAATAATTGGTATTGCATCATTCCAAGTGCGGTCATAAAGTTAATTGATTTCTGATTACTTATTAATCCTTTAGTCTCGCTTATTCCATACCAGTTCTTGTCTTGCTTGTACCAGTTAAAACGCGCTATAGGATAAAGCTTATGTCGAGTGTCAGCAGCAGGGAACGTAACTACATCACCGCATACCTTCATAACCCAAATTGTATCTGTTTTCTTTTCTTTCCAATAACATGTAATCTCGTTTGCCTTTTCAGCTACTTCGAATTTGGCAACAGGGTTAAGGTCCTTAATATCCTTATCGCCTACTATTTTTATAATGTCCTCTGGCTTAACACCATTCTTTTTAGCGCGTTCTCTGATACTCTCTAAATCGTCTCTAACAGGTATTAATATATAAGGTTGTAATTGTGTCTTAAGACATTGCGGATTGCCTACCATCACACTAACAGGATGTAATATCTCTCCTTGCATGAACCCTTTAACTACATGCACTTTACCTTTTACAATTGAATTATCTAAGAAATAATGATATATTCCACTACCTAGTTCCGCAGCCTTTTCACATGCTTCTTCATTAAGTCCTTCTTGATCTACGTTTGCCCACTCTACCTCGCTAAACTGTGTAAAGAGTTCTGCTCCTACGATATTCATATCAGTACCTTCTGATTCTTCCATAAGGACTTCTTCTGGCTTGAATATCATTTTAATTGGCTCTGATAATATTGAAGAGCACTTATGGTCCTCAATGAAACGTATGATATTAATTACCGGTCTTGGCATGTTCTTTGTTTTCTCTGTAGCATGTGGCCATTGGTCACCATCCTTAAACTTCGTACACTCTTGCCATGTATCAGGGAATCCCATCTGGTTAAAGTATTGCTCACCTAACTTATAATAGTTCTGTATCTTATTGCTATCCATTTACTCACCTTCTTTAAGTTGTATTTCTAATTCTGATATTAGTTCCTCTATCGTTAACCCTTTTTCGTTAGCATCTTTCAAAAATAACAAAGTGTCCGTTAACACGTCATGTTCAAAATAAGTCATTCATTCCT